AACTCCCGAAAGCATAGTACTTCCGGCAAGTAAGGACACATCATTAATATCTAACCAGATTGTAGAGTGATTTACATCCTCTCAATTTGGAAAAGATATTCTGAGACAATTTAAACAGGACTCTATTAAGAGTCTTAATTGATCACTACCCCACCTTTCAACAAAGGCAGGGCCAAATGGTCAAGCAATGGGAACCTCACTAAGAGACCTTCAATTGCTCCCCGACTGATTATCGGTTGCAATTAAAAGGGTCGGAGGAAAAGAGTTGGCTAACTATATGTTCACTCTTAAGGACACTATATCAACAGTGCCCGATTGAGTTGAAACTATTAGTTCCAAAACTTTCCTTAGACGTCTTAGTGTAGTGAGGGACCGAGCTATGAAGAATAGACCAATAGCAATACTTGACTATTGATCACAAACTGCATTACTCGGGTTACATAATACACTCTTCAGTGTGTTACGTACACTACCCTCAGATTGTACATTTAATCAAGATCACATAGTGACCTTGCATCAAAAGTTCCAATCATTCCATTGTATGGATCTGTCATCAGCTACTGATAGGTTCCCTGTAGAATTACAGAGAATGCTATTAGAGAAGTTAACAGACCCATCTTACGCACAGGCTTGACACGACATAATGGTAAAACTCCCCTTCATTCATGAAGGAAAGGAATACACATATGCCGTTGGTCAGCCTATGGGAGCATATAGCTCCTGAGCAATGTTCGCACTGTCCCACCATATCGTTGTCCAATATGCAGCAAGCTTAGCAGGGTTCAAAGAACCTTACGAAGCTTACGCATTATTAGGAGATGATATAGTAATCGGTCACCAAGAAGTGGCTGACAAATACTTAGAAGTTATCAACCTTCTAGATGTAGAAGTCAGTCATAGTAAAACCCATAGAGGAAATACTCTTATGGAATTTACTAAGCGAATATGGTTAGATCGGATTGAAATAACCGGTTTCGCTCTTCCTGGTCTATTCGAGTCCATGAAGAATCCCTTCAACATGGCACTCGAACTGGCTAGAGGAATAGAGAGGAAAACACTTGATAACACAAGTGTACCCGTCTCTGTCTCACTCCAAAGGTTCTTCAAGGAATGAATGAGTCAACGATCAACAGATCGTATGACCATTCTTATCCAAGACTGGTGAGCAACAATTGAATTGGATAACTGGGTATCTTCAGATCTTTCACTGGAGAGCCCACCAAAATCAATTGGTTGTAACCATAAACCTGA